TGTGTCACCTAATATACTATTATCAGGTACAGCATAAGTAATTGTGTTGGGTGTAAAGACTACCATCCTTTCACCGTCCATATCTTCTCTGCCTAACTCATCATCAGTATATAACAAGTCACCTTGCCAGATGCCTGGTATATTTAATGCTGGGAAATACTTGAGGGCTACAATAAGTTTAGATGCCAGTCCACCAGTACCATGATTCTTTTTAACATCTGCCACAGTGTAGTTTATCTTCGGTGTCTTATTGAAGATAGATTTAGAGCCGACAAAGAACTTGCCGTTCTCTGGGTTCGTACCAGCAAAGATTGCAGGTGCCCCATCCCATTTCACTGTGACATTCATAGGACGTTTGACGTTACCCTGTAACATATCAGACAGGGAAGATAGAAAGTTAATGGCGTTCTGACCACCGGCCATACCATTATTCAAAATATCATCCTCAAGATGCTCAAGGTGAGTATTTTTATCTTCAGTTAGGAATGTAGATAAGTTTTTCATCGTCTTATTATTATAACATATCTGGATAGTGTTGTCAACATCTGCATTATAATATTCTAATATAGAAATATTCTAGTATAGTTTACCAAAAGGACCAAATTCTGACCCAAAAACAGCTCCTTTCTTCTGGGCAAAGTAATACAAATCTTCAAAAAATTCATCTACCCCTTTTCTTTTTTTCTTCTTTTCAATCTTAGTTAAAAGATAAGCAAATTCCATGATCTGCATAGCAGCTGATTCAGTTTTTTCTATATCATCACCCCCACCAGCAATCACCAAATCTTCTGGGAACGTACTGATATCCCATGAACTAGGTATATTAAACATAGAAGAATTACTAACCGTTTTTACTACACCTTTCCAATAATTATATTTTACATCTCCTGAGGCCTTGGGTCGTCTAGTAGACATCTCTTGCCAAGTAGGTAAAGAATCTATATTAATACCATCAACTTGAAATCTCTTTAACATTAAATCTTTAGGAACCTTACCCAACATGGCTGTAGCTGCTCCAGCTGGTTTAAATTCGTAAGTATTATTACCTACCCCTGTTGTATTACTTCCTGTTCTCATAGTAGCTACAACCTTTTTATTATTTTCAACTGAAATTTCGTTAGTAGTTTTTTCAAACTTTCCTGTCTCTCCATCAAAAGGTAAATCTAATTTAAATTTTCCCAATGTTATCTTGGGTAAATTCTTTAATGTAGATTCTAAATTCACTAACTCATAATGTAGTCCACCAGGCTTACCACTACTTTTCTTTAAAGATATTCCTGTCACTATAGAATCTTTAAAAGCATATCTCAATACGTCATTTAATTCTTTAATAGTACCTGATGTTTTTAATTCTTCTTTAACTTTATTAAATTTTGTTCCTTCTTGAACTAACCAAACATCAGCTGGGTTCCAACTATCCTTCTGGGATATCTTACCAAACAATGGCCATGTACTTGAATCAGGTGGGCCTCCAATAATAATATCTACAATGTAATCCATAAACTCATCATAATCAAATACATTAAATTTATTATTAGGTAACTTTGTTACATCTCTTACTTCATTATACTGTAGTTCAAAATGTTTTAACCAATCTTTCCTAGAGGCGTGGTCAATGTCAGCATATATTTTTTTTAATTCTTTCATCATCAGACCTTTAGGTCCATGAAATCCTATCTTCGCATAATCAGGTCCTTTTTTCTGTAACAACTCTTGAAAGATTCTTAATGTAACTTTTTCTTGTTGGGCTGTAGTAGGACTCTTAGCACTACCTACACCCGATGGAGTCTTACCAGTACTGTCTAATTTATATTTGAAACCTTCTTTATTTTGTAGGCTAATAGCTTTACCTACACCAGAACTTTTAATGGTAGTCCAATTCTTTTTTGTTTTAGATAATTGTTTTCTTATTATTTCTAAATTAGCTGGTGACATTTTTATAATATATTGAGCACCACCAACCGCTAATGGTTTTGTCTCTCCCCACACCCAATCTAAATCTGCACCAGAATCTTTAAATAAATTTATTAGGTCTACGTTTGCACCTTTATCTTGAATCTGTTTGAGTGATAGAGAAAAGGCCATTAGATTACGTCATCTTTACAGTAGTCTTAACCCTTACATTCACCTCTACATCAAAAAAATTCATAATAACATCCATACTTTGCTGTAAAATTTTGACTACTCGTTCTTTAAGTTTAGCCATCGTTACTCCAAACCAATGCCAAAGTTGCTTTAACTTAGACACAAACCAATCTTTCATCTTTTCTAATGTTCTTTTTAATTTAAATTCAGTAATCTCACCTTCTGCCAATAATGTATGTTGTTTACTTACGGCACGATGGTAAGCTTCATTAGCTTCATCAGCTTTTGTAAACACTGTATCATACGCCAATTGAACAGTCTGGTAAAACGCATAGCCTGCCTTTTTACCACCCGCCTTATAAGAGCCACTTTTAATATCTGCTCTCATCTTCATCTCTTTAGATATTTTTGTTACATAAGGAGCAGACGGCGTGAGTTTATGCCAGATTATCTTTTTCATATCATAATCCCATACCAGCATTGATGTTGCTTCTCCTTTCTTTCCACTCCCAGGATCTTTATAAGTCTTACCACCAAACTTTTCCCAGCCAGTCATAGCTTCCCATGCAAAGGCATGAGATACTTGAGAATCATTAAATGCTTTCTTAAATACTTCGTTAGTATTCTTTTTAATTTCTTCTTGTTTAAGTACAGCCTCTCGAGCAGCCTCATTGCCTGAGGCTTTAATTTCTGCATCAGATGCCTTCTTAATAGCTCCGGCTGTCCACTCCGCACCAATAGTTTTAGTACTAGTAATAAATTTATCCACTTCAGCCAACAAGTCAGACTTTACTTTTTCATTACCACCAGTATAATCTAATGCAGAAATGACAGTAGCTCTGGCTTCTTTCTGTTCACCTGACATCAAGCGAGCACTAGGACCCTTAACCGATATTCCTGATTTACCTATAACAATATCAGCTTTAGATGTGTCTTTACCTTTACCTGTTCCCCCATGGCCGCCAGGTTTTCCCTCAGTCCAAAATGTAGAAACTCCCACCTTTGAACTACCAGCTGGGTTAGCTCTGTCATTATCATTTAATTTTATTTTTTTATGCAGCAGTTTAGAAAGGTGCCACAAGATTTGTTTTTGCTGTGCAGGACTCTTTCCAGTTGTACCCCAACCGGCTGCCTTTAACGCTAAAAATTTTGATACCCCTTCTTCTTCTAATATCTTTTTATAAAAAGTTGTTTTAGAAAGAGTACCTTGGTTCCAACAATCAACTAAAACATCTTCAAAATAAGTAGACGCTGTAGTATCTTCAGTAATAAGAGTTTGATATTCTTTAAATGATTCCATGCTAATATTTCCTATTTTATACTAACTTCTTTCCATTTACTGTAGAAAGCATATTAGCTGGACTTCTATACTTGCTTACTCCAGGTGGATTTTCATCTCCAATAAGACTTAAATTTTTTAAGTACCATATAAATTGACTGACTGCTTTGGAAAGTAATTCTTGTTTCATCTCACCCCGAAACCGTAATTTAAATCCCATATCTTCACCATGAGCAAGAACTGTTTGTTCTGCCGCAACATGAATGTCATTCATAGAAGCTAATTTTTTGTTGGAGAAATTTCTAGCAAAAGGTTCAAATGCAATCCACTCACCATCATCATTAAATTTATCTTCCCAATAAAATTTTTCTGACCAATCGTTTATTGCTTTCTTATGAGCTCTTTTCTTTACCCATCGTCTTGCCTTTGCTGTTGTTGGTGCCTTATCGACCACGATTTCCCATTGTCGATATTCTTTAAAAGTTTTCACGCTAATATTTATATCAGTCTACATCTTGAAATCTTTGAACTTATCCTCTGCCTCTGTATTTTCTATAACTTGGCCTGTGTCTACTAAATCTTTTTGTGCAGATTGTGATACATCATACAGTTTCATCTTAGCTCGTTCTACCCCTATAATGAATCTCTTATTAGTCGTGGGATCATTATAACGATTTTTTAATTGTTTGACCAACATCTGATTCAACCCCTCTAACTCCTCAGTTGAGATCAATGCAAACATCAAGTCTGCTGTGGCTGGCAAACCAAACGATTCAGATGTATCTTCAAGTCCTATATCTGTTGAAGTAAACCCCTGCCGTGTGGTCTGTGTTGCAGATACAAATGGAACATTCAACTCTACAGCTAACCCCCTCATCTCCTCTGCAATACCTTTAATGTATGTGTAAGAGTTTACATTACTACCATATCTAAATCTCTGTGATGCACAGATGTTAAGATAATCTACAAAGATGATGTGTGGCTTAAAAGATTTCTTCAACATCAACTCATTGTGCAATGCTCGAAAATGTCCACAATGAGCAGATGCAGTTGGGTATTCTTTAATGATAAGTTTACCCTGAGTTTTCTTTTGTATCTTTTCTATTCTACTTTCAAACATACGTCTTGGTAGATCATGTAAATCTGTCAGAGATATGTTCATCAAGTTTGCATCTATACGTTCTGCAATCTTTTTCTCTGCCATCTCCATTGTAATATACAATACATTCTTACCCTGCATCAGAGTTGATGCTGCAACGTGACACATGAATAATGATTTACCTACACCTGTACCAGCTAGACATACGTTCAATGTCTTATTTGGTAACCCACCTTTAGTAATCTTATTAAAGAAATCTAAATCAAATGGGATCTTTTCTTCTACTTCGTGGTAAAAATCATATCGCTCATCATAATGTTCCATGTAATCATGGCCAATATGGGTATCAAAAGATACTGACAACGCATCACTTAATATTTGTGGTAGTGCATCAGGAGTTTGATCCTTAGACTTACCATCTATGATATGAATACCACTAAGAATAGCATTATAGATAGCCTTATCCTGACACCATTTTTCAGTCTCATTGACTAACCACTCTAACTGTTCGTCAGAAATTCTTGCATCAAGGTTATCTACATATTCTTGAGTAAGTTTATATTGTTCTTCGTTAAGAGTAGCTTTCTGTAAATCTAACTTTACTACTTCTTGATCGGGGCTGGATTTATATCTCTCTACATAGGCGGCTATAGTTCTAAATATAACTTTCTCAGTATGATTTTGGAAATATTCTTCCTTAATATATGGTATTACTTTTCTAGTATAATCTGGACTATAAAGTAAATTCGTCAGAATCGTCTGTTCTAAATTTAATTTGCTCATGCTCTAAACTTTCTTCAATAATGTTTAATAGAATATCACCAATAACTTGCTCGAATTCACCGGTGCCTAAATCTTCATCTGTTGGATTATACATCACTCTACAGTTAAATGTCAAGGGTATTCGAGCAGCTTCAGCGGGCTTAATGACATTACCCTCCTCATCATAGACAGGAAAAACTACATCTTCATATTGCCATACTATACCGGAATATTTACCTTCATTAATTCTATAGGCTTGTTCTTCCGTATCTCTATGGGTAACGTAATGGTAACTTGGTGGTTTAAGCATAATGACAATACGATTGTATAAGATATTTCTCACCAGACAATGGCTTTAAACCAGCATGATACCATGGCCACATAGGTGGAAACATTAACAAACGTCCTCGTTTAGGATTTACAGTTAAAGGAATATAAGTACCTTCCTTATTTAAATTTAAAAACTTAGTTTCTCCACCCTCATCTACATCATTTAAATAAATAAAAAATGTTAAAAATCTCCGAGCAGTTTCATAATTAAGCACATCAACATGGGGATCAAATCTATCATAATCATTAGGTAGATAACGCTTCATTCTAATAGCTTCATAGCCATAACTCTGAGGCCATTGTTTATCTTTAATACTACAATCAATTTTATAATTCATAATATAATCTTGAAATACCTCAAGCATTCCATTTTCAATAGAATTCCAATCTTGATGATCATGTAGATTAATTTGTTTAAAAGAAATAACTTCTTTACCATCAATCTGATTTACTTCTTCATAATTATCTGATGAATTTTCAAACTTCTCTATCAACATCTTACATGAATCTTCATCTATGATATCATCATAGACTCTTACTAAATTATCCATAACAAAACTTTTCTTTAGCAAATGTGTCTAACTGTTGCATAACTTCCTCAGTATAATATTTCTCTGGATCATTATTGATAGTCTTACCAAATGTTTTAGTACCATCAGGCAACTCTATACGGGTTGATACTGATTTAAAAATATCAGCTTCTGTAGCTAACTCTAAAAGACCATAATATCTGTCTAAACCCCTTGTATAAGACAGCCTAACGTCTACCATTTGATTCTCTTTTGTAAGTCTAGATTTGTATGTCTTACAATGAATGATATTACCTACGACTTCTGAGCCGTCTTTATCTTTCTTCTTTGAGAGATAGATGATTGTTGATGCAGCATACTTGAGTCCTGAACCACCACCCATTTCTTTTGTTGGAAACATAGAACCAATAACATCATAGGTATGATTAGTCAAGATCAAAGGCACACCCAGTTTACCTAACTTCAATGTAAGAACACGAAAGGTGGCCTTAACTATCTGGGACCTTGTCATGTCTCTAGTCTCTTTACCAGCTTCGGTATCTTCAATCTCTTTTGTAGTAGACAACATACCTAAACTATCAAGACACAACAATAATGGTTTTCTTTCTTCATCATCTTCATAGGCTTCTAATACTGCCAATGATTGATAACGAAATTCTTGTACTGTTGTTACTGGAAGTATTACCATACGAGAAGAATCTATACCACGTTCTTCAATCATTTCTTTGGTAATAGCTGACTCACTTTCAAAGAATACTACATTCGCTTCCGGGTTCGCTTCGAGGAATGCTCGTACAACTCCCAATACAAAGAACGTCTTGCCAGTCGCTGATTCACCAGCGATGGCAGTAATTTTATTTTGAGGTAGCCCACCATATATAGAACCGGAACACAAAGCATTGAAAATATAACTGCCAGTGTCCACATAACCAGACACATCGGCAGTAGCAAGCCCATCACTAACAATCGTACCATATTCATTACCTGTTTCCTTAATTACATTCTTCAAGAAGTTTGACATCTTGTTTTTCTCCTTCACTCCAACTCATTGTGTACCATTTTATATCCCTTTCTCGCAACATCTTTTGTATTTCATCTTTACGAGAAAAGGGAACATTAATTGTTTTATATCTTTTATTTTTATATACGGCTAAGAGCATATCTCATCAAGTAATATACAGTTCGCCCATAATGCAGCACCTATAGATATACAGAATATAAGAACTATCATCAGTACGGCAAACCATTTATCATTCACCCAAAAAGTCCTTCTAAAGTTGCTCTTCTTTTATGTCTAAACAAATCAAACACTTTATTTTTACCAAAGCACCATACGTTTTCAATATAAAGTTTATTCATAAACTTAACAAGTTCTTCTTTAGTTTTAAATTTATTCTTTCCTTGAGGCCTCTGCATAATTCGCATACCAATTTGGCCAAGGAAATGAGGCTGTAAGCTATCAACCAATTCATCACATGAACGATACCGTTTCCCTTTAATTTTAGGATCCATAATGTTAGTCATTAGAAATCCATTCTCACTTAAAGAGTTAAAACTATTTAGTGCTACGGGAAGATAGAATTCATCTCTCCATCTCTCATACTCATTAAACTTAGACCACGATTGATCTTCTTCAAACTGTCCACCTTTATTATACATCTCTGTAGCAAAATAAGGTGGTGATGTAAAAGCACAATCCACATTCTCAATACTATCCCAGGGCAAATCTTCTGCACCACATCTATATATTTGTGTGGTCTTACCTGGCGCTAATTTATTAAACTCTCCAATCATTTGAGAATACACATCAAATGTATACGGATTAGGATCACACCCAATATAATGTGTAGCATTAGATGCATAGAAACCAGCTAGACGATCACCCCATCCCATAGACGTATCAAGTACTGTTTTAGCATCAGTCATATTATAAATGGTCTT